GTCCAGCGGATGATCGATCTGTTGGGACAGTTGAGCGAGGCTTTCGAGCAGCTGGAGGCTAACGAAGGACTAACTGAGGCTCAGCTGAAAGAGTTTGACGAGGCTTGATTTTAATTCCGGTCTGACGTAAGATAGCTTATAGGTTGAACTGAGGAGCTTGACAATGGTAAACGTGGAAAAGGTTTCCGAGTTCTTGAAGAACTGGTTTGACGACGCTGACAAGGTCGAGTATCACGATGTGATGGGCGGCTACTGGGACGTCGTATACTACGAAGGCGACGATGTTCGCGTAGAAGGCTATAAGTTCGTCGAAGGTAAGTTGAAAAACTTCTCTTCCATGGTATACGAAGACGCCTAATCAGGAGCTTGACAATGGACATCTTTGAAATCCTCGAAGGCAAAGTTCTAGTCTATGGTGACGCTGACGCTGGGCTCATTGTGGCTTGGAACGGATCAGCTACGTTCGAGCTGTTCTTTGAACGGTCGAATGGCTTGTTCGATGCTATTGAGGTCCGCACTCGATACGATGCAAATAGTATCGGTGAAGCTCATAAGATCGCGCAAGAATTCGTCGAGGATATGATGGAGCAGCTGGTAGCTTGATTTAAATTCGGGCTCAGCGTAGAATGTCTTATAGGTTGGATGGGGGCTGATATGGATAACTCGACCCAAGCTGATACCGCTGACTACGAGATCCCCTACGTCTCTCTTCGTTAATGGATCACCATGATGACAGATAAGTTGAAGCTGCAGGCGTATGAGCTCATTGGCTACCTCAAGCATCTTTCTGGTACCGTCGAGTCTCAGTACGTATACAAATCTATGGCTGAAGCTGCCGATATGATCGAACTTCTTCTCAACCGTATCAAGGAAATGGAGACAAAGTGATGGATACTGAAGCGATGCTGTACATCTTTGGACCGATGATCGCCTACGCCTTGGGCGTGGCTTTGGCATTCGGTTGCTATAGCTATGCCGTATACAAGGGCAGGGTTTGACCTTAAATCAGGCTCATCGTATCATTGGTTATAAGTTGATGAGGTGATGTGATGAACAAGGTTGTGGAAGTCAAGATCGTGTTTGCCTCTGGTCATGTTGAGCTTTTCGACATTGATGTCGACATAGATCAGCTGCCCTCTGCTGAAGATTTCGAGAATGGTATTATGGATCTGACGAAGGCTCATGCAGGTCATAATACCGACCGACAGAAAATCGATGCAGCATGGGCGATAATGAGTAAGTCTCCATTGCATACGTACTGTGTTAATAGCAAGAACGTGGACTTCGTTTCTATGAGGATAAAGTGATGGCTACGAAGTATCGCATCCAGTTGGTTGAATCCGAGCGTGGTTGGGGTCAAGAGTACTGGCACGAGGACTATGACACCATCGCAGAGGCGAAGGAACGTATTCGCTCTGTGAACGCCGATAATACGTCTTTGACTGCACCCGACTGGTATATGAGGGCTGATGAGTTTATTAAAGCTGTAGAGGTCGAATAATGCGTCTGTTTCTACTGATCTTCGAAACGATTATTGTTGTTACTTCAATTGTCTGCCTCTTCAAAGGCGAAGAGATGGCCGCAATCTATCTTCTGTTGGCAGCAGTGTATTCTTCTGTTAACAGAATGGAGAAAACGTGATGAACACCGAAAAGCTGTTGATTGAAATACGAAAGTCGATTGAGGAAACTCAGAACCGTTTGACTGCAGCGATCGCACTAGTCGAGAAGCTGCAGGACAGTATAGACGAAGATCTATATGAAGCGTATGGCGAAGGCATAGCAGACGCTGAAAGAGATTCTAAACTACAGGTACAGTGATGAGTGATACGTCAATGAACATACTCATTCCATACTCTGTAGAACACTATGAGTTTCTCGACTCTCTGCTCTATGAACCATATGATGCAGGTACGAGGAACGACATCTATAACTTCTATGAAAGTTATGGTGTGAGTGTTTGGCTCCCACGATATCTTCGTCCAGCAGATAATCGATTGCAGTATATCGTGGAGTTTGATGATGGCTTGTATCGGATCTACATCACAGATAAGATTGAAATATGGAAGGTGAAGTGATATTTGCTTTTAATTCGGGTTCAAGCTATACTACACTTGTGATTGATTGAAGGAGAAGTGACATGGGTCTTGATATGTTTATCTGGGGTAAGCAGCGTCTTTGGGACATCTCTGATGAGTCCAAGGAGCTTCAGGATAAGGTCTCGTCGCTGTTTCCGGAGCTTGGCGATGCAAAGGTGAATGTGGTGGAAGCTGAGGTTGCCTACTGGCGTAAGGCGAACGCTATTCACGATTGGTTTGTCAAGAACGTTCAGGATGGCAAGGACGAATGTCAGGAAACGTATCTCGAAAAGGCTGATCTCGCGAGGCTACTCGCTGTAGTCAACGAAGTGCTACAAGACACCTCAAAGGCACCGAAGCTCTTGCCCACTGCTAATGGTTTCTTCTTTGGTAGCACTGAATACAACGAGTGGTATTTCAGAGACTTGGAATACACGAAAGAAACGATCGGTAAGCTTGTCGAGAAGTGGGATACAGATTATAAGAACTGGGACTTTTATTATCAGTCGAGTTGGTGATGGCAGACATTTGGGTTATTTCGGATACACACTTCAACCATGCGAACATTCTGAACTTTGCCGATTACTCGGGCAATAAGGTCAGACCGTTTGCATCGGTTGAGGAAATGAACGAAACGATGATCGAGCGATGGAACGAAGTCGTCAAGCCATGCGATAAGATCTATCATCTGGGCGATGTGTTCTTTGGTTCAAAGGATTGGATTGAGAATAACTGGTCACGGCTGAATGGTAAGAAGCGTCTTATCGTTGGCAACCATGATGACATTCCGTATATCGTTGAGAAACGTATGTTCGAGAAAGTTGATATGTGGCGTATGTTCACAGAGTTCAATATTCTGCTGACACACGTTCCTGTCCATAACTCGACTCTGTATGAGAAAAGATTCAAGAAGAGCGATGTAATGCTGCCAATGAAGAACGTTCATGGCCATATCCATAGCAATGCTTCGCCAGTTGGACCGTATCATTGTGTTTGCGTAGAGCAGATCGACTATCGTCCTATTAACATCGAAGAGCTGAGGGTTAGGGCATGACATATGTTCCCACAGAAGTTGAGATCGAGAAGCGGAATCGTATTCGCCTCTCACTTTTCGCCTACGCTTATGAGTACGAAGATGACAGCTTGACTTCTGATGCGGAATATGATATACTTTCTTATAAGATCAATAAGAACGTAGAGACAGGAAACAAGTTGTTGGATCGGTTCTTCAAGCGTGAGTTCGAGCCTCATACAGGTCAATGGATTCATAAGCATCCAGAACTTTCTAAGCTCAAGGCTATGTACTATGTGATGAAGAATAAAGGTTCATACCTTCGTATCGGCGATATGGTTATTGATTGGAAAAAGAGAGAGGTTGTTTCGATATGAATAAGAAGTTTTTTGTAATCGCAGGACTGGGTCTTGCTCTTGGTGGTTGTAATGCGACTGTGTATGAAACCCAGTATCATCGGCGTCCGGTAGCATCGGTTTATGTGCATCCTGCACCTGTGTATGTTCCTCCGCGACCGTATTACGTTCATCGACCATATGTCTACCGTCATCATCCTCTTCCTCCTCGCCGTCCCCATTACTATCACCCATATAGGTATTGATCATGATTCCTAAATCAAAACCAGAAGACTTATCAGGTGCACTACGCATTATTGCGGATTGGTTTAATAATCAGGCTGCTGTTTCAGGAACAGACGGAGACTTTTGGGACCATATAATTCGTTCTCTTGCCTTACATGAGGCAGCAGAATACATCGAGAAGTTAGAGAAGTGTCAACATATTGTCGAGCATATCGCCAGTGATGGTATTGAACTTTCTTGGGAAAAGATCGAAAATCAACGAGATCACTACAAGAAGCTTTGCACTAAGATGAGGGATGAGTTATATGAGTGGAGAAATGCAAGCAGAGATTGATCGGCTTCGCGAGAAATGCGCCCGCCAGGCTATGATTCTTCGTAGGTTGACACCAGAGCATCATCCGAATACGTTATTCATTACTGGTGTGCTGGGCAATATGGATCAAAACAACATGCCCGAGAAGTTGCTGGTAGTGCCTGCATATGGCGTTGACTTTGCATATATCTATGAGCGAACAGACAAGACAACAGGACCGGAGTGGTAATATGAACATTGCATTAGACTTTGACGACACCTATACTCGCGATCCTGTATTTTGGGATCAGTTTATTCAGAATGCAAAACAGAGTAATCATGATGTTCGCATCGTGACATTTCGTAAGAGATCTATGACTGATCCTGCTCTAGATTATCTTGCGACAGTTATCCCTGTGATCTTCACAGAGTTTACACAGAAGCGTGCATATACAAATAAGATGGGCTGGTTCGTTGATGTCTGGATCGACGATTCTCCTGAGTTTATTGTCAACCCCGTAGTACATGTAGGAGCTTAAAAATGGATAATCTGTATCGTGTCACCTTTACATATGATCAGCTTCGCACGATTATCGAGAACCTTGAACCTCTCGCCGAAGAAGACGAAGAGCTCGATATGACTATGGAAGACGTCTTCAATAAGGTAGAAATACTCACAGAAGAGTGGACAAATTAAGGAGTTGACTTTAATTCTAGCTAGCAGTATAATCATATATGTAATGGAGAGTTGATATGAAGCACAAGAAGAATCGTCCAGACGACAATCAAGGTCATATCGTCGAAATTCGTCACAAGGGTAAGATTATCTCGCGAGATGTTTATCCTACCTATGGTTCTGCTATGCGAGCAGTTTTCACTGCTGAAGAAATGTACGACGAAAACGTATACGATATCCGTTATTTTGATGCTAGGGTGTTTCGAACCGATGACTATGAGTAAGATTGTTAAATGGATCGCTGGGATTGGACTTGGTGTCCTTATCCTTGATTTGGTTGTAGCAGCTGGTATTGTTGCTATTTGGTATTTCTGGTGAGGTAAATATGCGAATCCTTAAAGATTGTTCGTTTCTGAGCCCTGAAGGAATCAAGAGCATTGAAGAAAAGTACAATGCAAAGTATGTTTTCGAATCTCCTTTGAAGGATAAAAATGGTAATTGGACTGATCAGTCATTTGCTATTTTTTACACGGAAATTGCGCATCCAGAGGGTTCGAACTATTTTGGTATTTACTACAACATTAATGGATGGATGATCACTAATGGAATTACTGCTGTACAAGATCCATTTCAAGCTGTTTGCATTGATGAGGATATTGTATACTCTAGATATCGTCATGATTATAGGTCTCACAATGGCATTTTCGTAGATGGCGGTAGAGATTATCTTCGTTGGGGCGGTGGTAGGATGAGTGAAGGTAAGGTCGTCAGCCTAAAGGTTAACGAGGGTCGAGTAGAACTTATCGACTAAATATCAAGCATTGCTTCATTGCAGTTGACGATCTGTTATTGAAGTTTTCGTTGTGTTCTTAAAATCGTTTAATCACAAAAATGGAAGGAAATTAATATGGCACCTTTTGCTGTTGCAGCTATCGTAGCTGTTGGTCTTTTTGGAGTTGGTACTGTCGTTAAGCCTCAGGAGCCTGTTCTCGGAACGGTTCTCCAGGGTGCTGGCGTAGGTACTCTTGTTGGTGGTGGTGTCGGCGCTCTTGCTGGCGTTGGTAGCGGTCTTGCCACTACTATCGGTACTACTACCATTGCTACTACTGTTGGCACTTCCGCTCTTATCGGTGGCGCTGCAGGTAGCGTTGCTGGTGCAGCTGCTGGTTCTCGTCGCTAAGAGAACCTAAAAACTTGATTTGAGGGGAGTTTCGGCTCCCCTCTTTTTTTATAAAAAGTGTTTCTTTTAAATCGGGTTTATGGTAATATATGTCTATAGTGAATGACTCACTACTTGAACTGAAGGATGTAAATTATGGCTCATGAAATTGAAATGGTTAATGGTAAGGCTCAGATGGCTTATGCTGGTGATGTTCCCTGGCATGGTCTTGGTGTTAAGGTTCCTAGCGATCTTACTCCGGAGCAGATGCTCGAGGCTGCTGGTCTAAACTGGACGGTCAAGAAGATCGAAGCTTTTGCTTACGACGATGAAAACGATATCGTTCACAATACTGGTACTAGTGCTCTTGTTCGTACTTCAGACAACAAGATGCTTGATGTAGTTTCTGAAGACTGGAATCCTGTCCAGAACGCTGATGCATTTGACTTCTTTAATGAGTTTGTCGCCGCTGGCGATATGGAAATGCATACTGCTGGTTCGCTCAAGGGTGGTCAGATCGTTTGGGGTCTTGCTAAGGTTAAGGAATCGTTTGAACTCTTCAAGGGCGATCAGATCGATTCTTACCTTCTCTTCTCTAACTTTCATAAGTATGGCTTCTCTACCGATGTTCGATTCACTCCGATTCGCGTCGTTTGCAATAACACGCTGACTCTTTCGCTGAACAGCAAGGTAGAGCGTATGGCTAAGATTTCTCACCGTAAGGTCTTCAAGCCTGAGTCGGTCAAGGAAATGCTTGGTATTGCTACTGATAAACTGTCGCAGTACAAGGAAATGGCTCAGTTCCTTGGTTCGAAGCGTGCTAAGAACGAAGATATCGTTGAGTACTTCAAGCGTGTGTTCCCTGTTACTGGCAGCAATGAGAACAAGGTGAAGGAGATTTCTAAGTCTGCTGAGACTGCTCTTTCTATCCTGCACTCTCAGCCTGGCGCTGAATACGCTGAAGGCACTTGGTGGCAACCCTTCAACGCTGTTACTTACTTCGCGGACCATCTTGCTGGTCGTACGGCGGATACTCGCCTTACTTCTTCTTGGTATGGTTACAATAAGGGTGTCAAGACTAAGGCTCTTGAACTCGCTATCGAAATGGCTGAAGCTTCTTAAGGGAATATACAATGGCTCGTCGTCAAGCTCTTATTCAACGTAAAACTAAGACTGTTCGTGTAACGAAGTCTGAGCAGTATCTCGTTAACAAAAAGTATCTTGGCGATGAGCCCCTTCTCAAGGGTAATTACACGAACAGCGATTTCTCAAATGCTCTGACTTGGTACAACTATATGTGCACTGCTTCGGATGCACGAGAGTACATCAAGAACTATCTTGAGAGCAAAGGTAGGGATGTTGAACTGAAGACCTTCAAAAAGGTTCCTGATTCTTGGATTCCTACTACAGCTGCTTGGGTTGCTCGAATTATGACTCGAGGAACTGTCGTTACGTCCGATTCGGTTTACTTTTTCGAGAAGAAGTTTTCTGAATGCCTGAAGAAAGTATCAGCAGTTGAAGAAACAGAACAGCCTGAGAAGGTAGTTGTTTCGGTTCATCAGCGTATGCGAGAAAAAGCTTCCGATATTATCGGCGAGATCGAATCTATGCTCGATAAGGGCGATCAATTCTCTTTGTATGATTGGTTGAAGGCTAATGAGATTCCTGCAGCTTACTCGCCTCAAATCATAGCTTATTATTCGCCATGGCTTGAAGAGCTTCTCGAGGCTGCTACCGAGCCCGACAATCAGCTTAAAGAAGCTTACGGTCACTTGACTAAGAAGCAGTTGAAGGATCGTATTCTATTCTTCAATAAGATGATTGAAGATGCTCAACGATATGGCGAGAATAAGAAAAAAACTCGAGCTCCTCGCAAGCCACGTACTGTTTCTGTCGAAAAGAAGCTCAAGAGCTTGAAGTTCCAGAAGGAAGATAAAGAATTTAAGATCGCTTCTATCAATCCTGAAAAGATCATTGGTGCTCAAGAGCTCTGGACTTTCAATACCAAATATAAAACCTTGACTGTTTTTCGAGCAATTGATCGTGGTGGTCTCCAGGTAAAGGGTACTTCTATCATCAATTATGACGAGAAGAACTCCTTTACTAAGCGTACTGGTCGCAAACCCGAAGAGTACGTTAAGAAGGTTCTTGAAGGTGGTAAAATGGTTCTCCGCAAGTTGATGGATGATATGAAGGAAGCTCCTCTTGCATATCGAATCAATGAAAATACAATTTTGTTGAGAATTATCGCTTGACTTTAACTTCTACCTACGGTATTATAAATAATATGCTAAGGTCGTTGAGGCAAACGAAATAAGCGAACTGGACTCGGGGGCAGTACCCGACGCCTCCACCATAAGCAGATTGCGTCACACTTAATTAAGGTTGACGACCCTAAGTCTGCTTTTGATGGGGGCGAAACAGGATCGACAGGCGTAGTAAAGGTATGCGGAGACCAAAGGCAAAACTTAGGTGCAAACGATAACTTTGCCCCATCTTACGCACTCGCTGCGTAAATGAGCCTCGGGGAGAGCTTGGAAACAGAATCTCCCCACTACACACTCACACAAAGGAAATAAATATGAAAGACAATAGTGCATATATGATTCGACTCGAGCTTCTTAAACTCGCTCAGTCTATTGAAATGGAACGGTCGTCAGCAGAGCGACTGCGTAAGGAACATGATTGGCATACTCAAAGAGATATTGCTTTGATTCATAATGAAGAAGCACCGCCATTTCCTAAAATGGAAGTTATCGATCATATTCGAATTATGCAAGTAGCCCGATCACTCAACGAATTTGTATCTAAAGGAGATTAAAATGCTAGAAGCAGTATTTAATATCGTAACATCTTACTTTGCATGGGGATTTGTAGCAGGTCTTGTAGTTGGTTGGAATTTCCTTCCTCAGCCATCTTGGGTTGCTAAGTGGTTTAAGAAAAACTAAGGTTTAATTGGCTCCGTAGCTCAGCTGGATAGAGCAACAGACTTCTAATCTGTGGGTCGAATGTTCGAATCATTCCGGAGTCGCCATTTTATGGGCGTGGGTGTTGGTACACGGGAGGGTCTTATAAACCCTTTAGCACTAGATGGGTGTTCTTGACTAGGTTCGAATCCTAGCACGCCTACCATCTTTTAGGATATTATGTGGGTATAAGGGTAAAGATGGTTAAAAACAATTTTGTGGAAGAGGTAGAATCTCTATGTAGAGATAAGAATATTGAATACATCGATGCGGTTGTTCTTTGGTGCGAAAAGAACAACCTTGAAATCGAAGCTGCAGCTTATTGGATCAAAAAAGATCCAACCATGAGATCTAAAATTCAAGCAGAAGCTGAAAATTTGAACTTCTTGAAGAGAGGAGCTCGCCTACCCCTATAAATACTCGAAAAAGGGAGGAGGAGATGTACGTAAGAACATCAGGTATACCATCCAATATCTCTTTGAGTATGTGTAGAAAAGCGGCGAAATTTTATGCTAAAACGCTTTTAGGCGAAAGACTTTCAAATAACATTAAAGTTAAAATCAAATTTAACGATAAATCTTTAGGTGAAGATTTATACGGCTTTTGTGACTGGCATTGTGATAAACCAAAGCCAAGAAATTTCATTATATCTATCGATCCAAAACTTTCAAAGAAAATGATTCTCTTAGTATTAGCACATGAGATGGTTCATGTCAAGCAATATGCTAGAGGAGAATTGAAAGATTTGATGAGAACCAATATGGTGAAATATATGGGCAAGCTTTATGACGATGAAAAAATAAGTTATTGGTCTCACCCATGGGAAAAAGAAGCTAGAAAGCTAGAAAAGAAACTGTATGCTGAGTTCAGAAAAAGTTTGAAGAGTTAATATAATATGACAACAGCTTTTGAATGTTACAAGGAGTATCTGGCTCTTAAAAATCATTTTTCAAAACCTGATTATGACTATTTCAAGTATAATGGTAAAATTAGATCTAATCACGAATCCTTTGAAAAGCGTAAGGATAAATTGTTCTTTCAAAAGTTGGCGAAACATCCAGACGTTCACAATTTTCTTGTAGCCAATTTATCTGAAAACGAAAAACATTGGATTCGTGATTTGGCTTATAGCGAAGACGCTGAGAAAACTTATAAGGCTTGGTTAAAGAGACAACAATCTTTATCCTATGTTTTTAGACAAGAGTTATCTAAACTAGACGACGACTTCAATAACAACTTTGTTTGTAAAGCTAACGAACACCCTTTGTTGTTGAAGAAGTTCCTTGCTAGTGAAGTCAGCTTAGAAACTCTTTGTCTGCTTTTAGAATTTACTGGTGCTAAGAAGCATTGGGATTCTAAAATGCAATACGATTTGGTTTATGATTCTATCAAGACCAAAATTGAGAAGTATACCCCATTTATCAGAACAGATAAAGACAAGATACGAAAAATCGTTCTTGATCATTTCAGTTAACTGGGCTATACTAAATAATGTTGCGGGAAATAATTCCCAATATACTGTACATACATTGTAATACGGAGAATATACATGGTAGATTTTGCAAAGCTCAAGGCCAACTCTGGCAAAAAGTCCCTCGAAGAACTCAACGCAAAGCTCGCAAAGGTTTCTGGTTCCCAGGAATCTAAGGGAGCCGACGATCGTTTTTGGTCGCCAACCGTTGACAAGGCTGGTAACGGTTACGCTGTAATCCGTTTCCTTCCTGCTCCTCCTAACGAAGATGTTCCTTTTATTCGCATGTTCGATCATGGGTTTCAGGGAACAGGTGGTTGGTATATCGAAAATTCGTTGACTACTATCGGGAAGCCAGATCCAGTTTCAGAATACAATTCTAAGCTCTGGAACTCTGGAATTGAAGCTAATAAGGAAATTGCTCGTAAGCAGAAGCGTCGTCTTCATTTTATCAGCAACATTTATGTTGTTAGTGATTCAGGTAATCCTGACAATGAAGGTAAGGTGTTCTTGTTCAAGTATGGCAAGAAGATCTTTGATAAGTTGAATGAGGCTATGAATCCTCAGTTTGCTGACGAAGAAGCCGTCAATCCTTTCGATCTTTGGGCTGGCGCTAACTTTAAGCTCAAGATTCGTAATGTTGAAGGATATCGTAACTACGATAAGTCTGAGTTCGATAGAGCAAAGCCTCTTTTGAGCGATGACGAAGAGCTAGAAATGGTTTGGAAGAGGGAACATTCTCTTCAATCGTTCCTTGATCATTCTAACTTCAAGAGCTATGATGAATTGAAGGAAAAACTGAATCGTGTTCTTTCTGAAGATTCTTTCCTAGCTACTAACCCTCGAGCTGCGGATGATGAAATCCCCTGGGATGAAACACCAAAGCAAAAGGCTGCTCCTCAGCCAAAGATTGCTGAAACTTCTGATGATGAAGATGATGAAGCTTTGGATTATTTCAGGAAGCTTGCAAATAACTAAGATTAAAGGGAGCTTCGGCTCCCTTTTTTTATAGTAGTTCCCAGCCAGTACCACCAGAGAAAGCAAGTCTTAAATCTCTAGCCCAATTTTCTATTCTTTCGTTTACATCCTTAGCGACATTAGGCGAAGGAGTTAAGCTAACTAGCTGATCGGTCGAAGACTCGGCTGGTCTTCTTGGTGGAGGTGGAGCTTCTGCCAACCTTTGTTGCATTTGTTGTTTTTTAGCTTCTTCTTCAGCAGCTGTTTGCTGAATTCTTTGTTGTTGATTTCTTAAATTTCTATCAGCTTCAAAAAATCTAGCACTTGTTTGTTCTGATTCTGACAATTCTGAAAACTGTTTAAAATCAAACGGAGCTTTATTAGATTCTCTGGATCCCATCATACTGCTAATCATAGATCCTAATCCACCACCTATCATTCCACCTAATGCACCTGGCACGCCCATTTGGTACATACCACCACCCATCATACCCATCATAGCACCACCTATCATTCCACCACCACCAGCACGAGTTGCTTGTTCGCCACCACGCGCTGAAGAATCATACTCACCCCATTTATTAGTTTCGTGTGCACGAATGGCTCCTTCAGCCCACTGAGGAACACTTTCTCTCCTATAGTTACCACCCCATGCTCTTTTTGATTCTGTGTCTAAATGTACAGAACCAGGTCCATAAACACCAATACCACCTATGCCAGCTTTAGAAGCAATTTCAATAAGTTTTAATGTTTCTGCTACACCACCATTAAAACTAATATCAACAGCATTTCCTCTAAGATGTGCTGAGTCGCCTGCACCGCCTGCATTTTTATTTCTTTGAGGATCTCTATATCCACTAGTCACATTTAATCGAGTTCCAAAAGCTGATTCTATTTGTTTAAGTTTATCTGCTATACCAGATTGAACACCTCCTATAGCTTGTGCATCACGACCCTGGCCAGTTCCAGACCTTTCTGAAGAAGATGAAGGCGGAGATGAAGCTTGTTGATTGGTGTCTGCAGAGGTAGCACCTCCTCCTGATGATGTAGCTCCAGTAACAGCTCCTGCCGCTCCTGCAATTGCTGCTCCAGAATTTCCAGAACTACTTCCTGGTGTAATCGCTTGTGCTGTTGGTGCTTGTGACGCTGCAGCTGGTGCTGACATAGTTTGAGATTGTTGTTTAGATCCAGCCAAAGCTTCTGCATTTACTATTCTTTTTTGTCTGTGAGCCCCAGAAGATCTTTCATAATGTTTATCAAAAAGCGCTGCAGCTTCAGCTGCAGATCTAGCAGATCTTAATATTTGACCTGCCTTTTTCTCTGTATTATTCAGTTCCCATTGTATAAACTCGAGCTGCTCTTTGAAACTTGACTCACGAATATCTTTACCATAAACTTTTTTAAAATTTGCTTGACGATCAGGATGCCATTGAGCTATACCGTAAGCTCTACCACCGTCACCAACTGCATTAGTTCTTAAACTAGCACCAGATTCAGCTTGTAAATTACCAACGATACCAGCTGCTTGATCTTTAGACCAACCTTTCGACTGAAAAAATTGCATAGCTTCTGATGCTGATCCAGATTCTCCAGCTGCTCTGATATTACCACCACCTCTTGCAGCATATTCAGCACTTTGATTAAATTGTCTAGATTCTCCTAACGCCAATCCACCACCAACTAAAGCAGTAGCGATACCAACAGATCCTGCGGATATTTTTCCCAACATACCGGTAGAAGCGCTACCTAGAGCCCCAGCAGCCCCTGTTGGTGTTGGGGCTGCACCGCCACCGCTACCAGATAAACCGCCACCGCTTTGTGATAGCGATACAGCTAAATTTCTTATACCAACTCTTAAATTTTTTAATTCGCCAACCATAGAGCTTAATAAAGAAACAGATTCTTGAAGTAAGCTGTTTGTGGTGTCTATTTTTGATGCTGTTTGTTGAGATTCGCTGATACTATCATTTATCGCATTATTAAGCGAATTCGAACTTCTCCTTTGAGAATCGAACATAGAAGATATATCTTTTGCGAATTTACCAATAGACCTATTATTTTCGTTCGCAGCTTGTCTGAATTGTCTTTGAGAATTGCCTAATTCTCTTGTGCTTTTAGATATATCTTTTAGTACAGCTTCTACCATCTATTAACCATTTTTCTGTTTAGCTTTTTCTACTTCTTGTAGATAATTTGTTAGCATTTCAACATATATGTCTCTTTCAAACGGAATCATATTTTCTATCTCAGTAATTGAGTATTTATGATGTTGAACCATAGCAAAAATTATAGCATAGTAATTCTGTAAAGAATTGTGGATCAACGCCAAGTAAAAAAATCATTTAGCGAGGATAAAACTATCTCCCTATCATTACCAAATGAATTTTTGTAATTGATTTTATATTCAAGCTTTGGTGTCTCTAATAGAAACTTTTGAATCGATTCAAAAGTTTTGATATTCAATTCTTCCAAAAATTCTGATAGATCTTCTTTTTTATAATCTTTAGCTTCGTATACTTCTTCTTCGTTATAGATTTTGTCAATGCATCTGATTATCAATTCGAAAAGGTAATCTTTTTCTAGGTTTAAAAATTCTTTATCATCATATAAAGTAGCGGGAGGATATCTCATAATTATTCCCGACTTTTCGGTAATTTTTATTACATTATTGATATTTTCAGGAAATTTTACATTAACGTTATTCAAATCGATTTCAAAATCGTATGCTTTTTCGTCTTCGTTATCTTTATACGCTACTTTTATTATATTATCTACTGAGAAAGATCTCAACTTCAAGAAAATATATTCAAGTTCAAATAAAGCGATTTTATCAATATTAAATTTTTTGTCCAAAGAACAATTGGAAATAATTTGTTTAATAGTCGTTAAAACATCTGATAAATTTTCACTCTCTTTCGCCATCAAAAGCAATTTTTCTTCTTTAACCAAAAAAGGTCTGAACTTGAAATTGTCATTTGTTTAAGGCATCTTAATATTA